GGTGTTTCTCGTGTATGATGCTGACAATGTTCTGGTAGATGCTGTGGGTAGATCGCTGACAAATCGCAAACCAAAGTGGAAGCGATACTGTGCTAGTCGTGTTCCATTCGTGACAAATAATAAGAGTGACACTTGTGTGATCGTAGAGGATTGTGCATCCGCCTGTGCAGTAACACAAGGAGGAGTAGTCGGTATAGCCTTGATGGGTACAAATTTGATTGACAATTATGTAAACTACATTAAAAAGTTCAAGACAGCAGTCGTTGCCCTTGACAAAGATGCAAGTAAAAAGTCACTGACAATATCTAAAGAGTTGTTTGCACACGTTGCTGTACACAATCTATTCATAGAGACAGATATCAAGACGTGGGACGTTGACAAAATTAACGAGAGATTCAGAGTGTATAGTTCATGACAATAGAAAAACAATTACTAGCACACTGTTTAAAGAGAGACTTCTATCAAGAAGTAAATGACATTATAGGAAAGGAGATGTTTGCCAATGGAGTGGGTACTATATTCGATACTATTGCTCATGCTCATGTAAAGTATGACAGCGATTTGACTGTAGAGGAACTTGTTAATCTACACAGAGACAAGTTCCCTGCAATGCCAGATAGTAGCCGTGATATGATAGAAGAAGTAATTAGAGATTTAAAAAACTACACAGGCAATTCAGATTTAGCAAAAGATTTGGTGATAAATTTCTGGAGACGTAACCAAGCACACGAGATAGGATCAAAGGCGACTGACATTTGGTTGGGTCACAACGGTGACTACGCTGGATTGCAAAACTTAGTTGACAGATTAATTGACAAACAGCCTACGGATGACAGTAATTTTGTAAGAGTAGATGACAATGTGTCAGAATATTTAGAAAGCTGTGACAAAGGGTTTGACTTTCAGTTTGAACTTGCACCGTTGCGTGACAGAATAAATGGTGTGGGTAGAGGTAATCTAGGTATTATCTTTGCTAGACCAGAGACTGGTAAGACAACTTTCTGTACATACTTAGTTTCTGAATATATCAAACAAGGGTACAAGGTGGCGTACTTTGCAAATGAAGAACCGGGAAGAATGGTTAAGGGTAGAATCTTTTGTTCCTATTTAGGCAAAACAGTCAATGAGTTACGAGAAGATGTTAAGAGAGCAGATGAGGTGTACAGCAATGAGATCAAGCCGAAGCTGTCCTTGTTAGAAGGTAGACAGATATCTATTACAGAGATTGACAAGTTCGTAGAGGCACATAAGCCTGACATTATTTTTGTAGATCAGCTAGACAAGGTGAGCATTAATGACAGCTACGCTAGAGTAGATGAAAAACTCAGAGCCATCTATGAGACATCAAGAGCCATAGCAAAGAGAAGAGACTGTATGGTATGGGCAGTATCGCAGGCTAGTTATGAAGCACATAACAGACAGGAGATTGATTTTGGTATGTTAGAAAACTCCCGTACAGGCAAGGCCGCTGAGGCTGACATCATTATAGGTATTGGTAAAAATTTTGGAGACGAAGAAGATTACATACGTCATTTGTGTGTAAGCAAAAATAAACTGACAGGATGGCATGGGGTAGTCACTTGCAGAATAGACATAAAGAAAGCGAGGTACATCCCATGATTACAGTATTAGATGTAGAGACAACATTTAAAGTGTTGGCAGATAAGAAGACAGACGCTGATCCACATACAGGAAACATGTTGGTGTCTGTTGGATATGATTGTGAAGGTAATAAAGATTACTTATGTTTCTATCATAAAGATAGACCACCGACTGAAAATGCAAAGCGACAGTTACAGGCTGTGCTAGACATGACCAAGTTATTGGTGGGACACAATATAAAGTTTGATCTAAAATGGTTACGTGCATGTGGATTTGTATATACAGGCAGAGTGCATGACACTATGATCTGTGAGTATCTGATTAATGGTGGCAGTAAAGTACCTCTGTCATTAAAGAAGTGTTGTGAGAGATATGCACTATCACCAAAGAAGACTGACCTGACAGAAAAGTATCTACAGGATAAAATATCTTTTGAGAGGATACCTTGGCCTATTGTAAAAGAATACGGTGAAGCAGATGTGCAAGTGACCAAAGAATTGTACGAGGCACAGATTGACAATATGCCCAAGAGACTGAAAGCTACATTAGAATTGTCAAATGAGATGTGTGACTTACTGACAGATATGGAGCTTGAGGGTATACAGATAAGTAGAGAAAACTTATTGTCTATTAAAGAAGAGTATACAAAAGAGATACGTACATTAGAATCATTCTTATCTAGCGAAGTCAAACGTGTGATGGGTGATACAGAAATTAATCTGGACAGCAGTGAAGATAGATCACGAGTGATATTTTCACGAGAGGTCATAGATAAAAAAAGATGGGCTATGATATTTAATCTAGGTTATGAAGATAGGGGTAACAGCAGACGTAAGAAAAGACCAAAGAGAATGACACCTGCTGTCCTATCACAAAACATAGCAAGACAGACACGATTGCTGTACAAGACTAAAATGGAATCTTGTAATAAGTGTGGTGGCTCTGGACATTTTTATGCCTTGAAGAAAGATGGCACTGTGGGTAAACAGAGAAGATTATGTAAAGCCTGTAGAGGCAAAGGTGTTGTGTTTATCAGACAGAAAGAGTTGGCTGGATTTAAAATGAATGTAAATAGTGTAGACGACATCACGGTGCATGGTTTTAAGACAGATAAGTTGATGATAGACAAACTGGTTTCATCCGCAAATTCTCAACAAAAAATTTTCGTGGAATCCTACAGTCGGTATAATGCTATCAAAACATACTTGAAAACTTTCATCGAGGGTATTGAGAAAGGTCTAGATCAGAAAGATAAGATACATCCACAGTTTATGCAATGTGTCACATCAACTGGTAGACTATCTTCTAGGAATCCAAACTTTCAAAATATGCCAAGAGGTGGTACGTTTCCTGTACGTAAAGTAGTAGTCAGTAAATGGCAGGGTGGTTATATCTTGGAGGGTGATTACTCACAGCTTGAGTTTCGTGTAGCTGGGTTTCTAGCCAAAGATGAGAAAGTGTATGAGGATGTGAAGAATAATGTGGATGTGCATGCCTATACAGCATCGATACTAGGAGTGTCAAGACAAGATGCCAAGGCTGACACGTTTAAGCCTCTGTACGGTGGGTTGATGGGTACACCAAAACAAGTACAATACTATAGAGCATTCAAAGAGAAGTATAAGGGTGTGACCAAGTGGCATGAAGACTTATGCAACGAGGCTGTCACTGAACAGCAAATCACTTTACCAAATGGACGACATTTTTCATTTGAAAACACGTATAGACTGCGACATGGTGGTGTTACAAACTCTACTTCAATAAAAAATTATCCTGTGCAAGGCTTTGCTACAGCGGATTTGCTACCTATAGCATTAATTTATTTAAAAAACATGTTGACAGTAAATAAAATGAAGAGTAAAATTTGCAATACAGTACATGATTCCATCGTACTTGATGTCTATCCCTCCGAAAAGGAGCTAGCGATAGAAGCACTAAAGACAGCAATGCTATCCATAAAGTCTGAATGTATACGAAGGTATGACATAGAGTATGATATGCCTATTGGAATCGAATTAAAAATTGGTTATAACTGGCTAGACCAGAAAGGAGTGTTACAAATATGACCGAAACAACTACGATGCAGACACAGTTGCCTGAAAAGATAACAACAGCTTCGATTGATGATATGATGAAGTTGACTGGACAGGCAGCAGACATGCCAACACAAAGCAAAGGGTTGGCTAGACTATCAATAAACCATGCGTCAGAAGACGAGGAGGGCAATGCTTTACCTCGTGGACATTTTAGTCTGACTACTGACGATGGTATATTCTACGGTGAGAAGGCAGTGATCAGACCGTTCATGAGAACATACTCATATTCAGTATGGGATAATGAAGAAGGTCAATTCTCATCTATGACTGTACAGGCACCATCTTTCAACAGTGAGTTTTATGACACTGATGGAGGATTAAAGTGTGGACGACTAGATGCAAATGAGCTAGAGTCTCTACCAAAGGACAGCCCAGAGTGGGTGTTGCAGAAGAGTGTCAAGTGCAATCAAAATATCTACGGTGTTGTTACCTTAGAAGATGCTAAAGATAAAAAAGGTAAGGCTGTAGAGAAGAAAGAAATTCCCTGCGTGTGGTACGCAAAGGGTGCGAACTTCGTTCCGACAAGCGACTGTCTGAAAAGCCTGCATAAGCAAAAACAACCTATGTGGTTGACGACTATCGGGCTGTCTTCTGTTAGGAAAAAGAAAGGTGGGAACATCTATTTTCAAGCAGAGCTAACGCCTCGTGGGCAGATAGCTGATTGGACTGAAGGGGATGATAAATTAATGCATGAATTTATGGAAACTGTGAAGGGTTACAACGAGTCAATCATGAAGAGACATGAAGAAGCTCGTGGTGATAAAGAAAACTTTGACACAGTTGTAAATGAATAGTGCAATCATCCAAAAGGTACAGGGTTTTCTCAGCAAGGTCTCGAAAGAGGGCGTTGAGCTAGACCCTAAACTTGTAGACGAGTTTAAAGAGGCGTGTGTAGCTTCCATTCATAAGCAATTCAATCCTTCCTCTGATGAATGGAGGCCTCGCATGTCCTCTTTAGGCCGTCCACTTTGCCAACAGAAAATGGAAAGAGATGGTGTCGAGAAGGCCATTGAGTATAATGCTATCCTTAGATTTATATTCGGTGATCTTGTAGAGGCTATCTCAATCCTGATTCTGAAAGCCGCAGGTGTAAATGTAGAAGAAGAACAGAAACGTGTGAAGTTGAAACTAGGTAAGAACGAAGTGAATGGCACGTTGGACATTATCATAGACGATAAGGTGTGGGACATCAAGTCAGCAAGTCCATATGCTTTCGATCATAAGTTCGGTGAGATGGGAGGATATAAGAAAATTAAAAGTGATGATGCCTTTGGGTATATTACACAAGGCTATCTGTACAGCTAGTCTGTAGGTAAAGAGTTCGGTGGGTGGATAGTCATAAACAAAGCAAGTGGAGAAGGGACTGTCTGTGAAGCACCGATTGTACAGGATGAAGATAGGAAAGAGTTCTTACAGCTTGCACGGAAGAATTTAAATGCTCTGGTAACTGGTGAGAAGTTCAAACGCTGTTTCTCAGATACAACAGAGACATACAAAGATGAGTATAAACAGGAGAAGAAAACAGGAAACAGATTACTGCCTAGCATCTGTGGTTTCTGTGACTTCAAGAGAAAGTGTTGGCCTGATGCTATTATGCACAAGAAAGTAGGCTCTACAGCAAAGTATCCAAAGACTGTTTGGTATAGTAAACTTACAAGAAGAGAGATATGAATGGCTTTGTATTTTCAGACTAATGTTAATCGTAGTGATATATTTATGAACGATAAAGTACACTTTGCATTTCCAGAGTCAGAAGATAAAATGGCAGGCCCAGACATAATAAGAGAGGTACGAACAAACAGCAAGAGTGTGCCTATTCGTATTAGAAAGTCATACATCGTAGTAGATGAGAAGTACGGCAGTATGTACACAGGGTTCTGGTCAGACATGCAGTTTGAAGAGAAGATGTTGCTGTTCAGAGAAGACTTAGGTCGTATGAAATCTTTGTTAGATAGAGGTGCCTTGGTATGTTTCTTCATAGGTAACTGGACGGATGTACTACACGACATGGAGAAGAAGTCACCTAAACTTATGAGTGCTATGCGAGATGAGACATCAGAGATATTTGATATGTATCCACCGAAGGACATAAGAACACTATGAGTATGAAGTCACACGGGTTCAGATCGAACTTTGAACTGAACGTAGCACAGCAACTGGTGAAGAAGAAGATAGCGTATGAGTATGAGAAACATCCTATACAGTATATTAAGGAGTGCACTTACACGCCAGACTTCTACTTGAAGAAGTATGGTTTCTTTGTAGAGGTGAAGGGTCAGTTTACAGCTTCAGATAGAGGTAAACATCTGCTCATCAAGAAACAGCAACCAGAACTAGACATACGATTTTTGTTTCTCAATGCTAATTCAAAGCTGTACAAAGGTTCTAAAACAACGTATGGTAGATGGTGTGACAGATACGATATTAAATGGTGCGATAAATTTTTACCAAAGGAGTGGCTAGATGCCTGATAACACAGAAGTATTTAAAGAGTTCGGAAAGAACATACCCAAGGGTTCTTATGTAATTATCATAAGAGATCAACCTAACGGTGCTACAGATTTTATGTGCTATGATAGTACAGATAAGAAAGAGGTCACTGATGGCTATACAGTCATGAGAGGCATTACAGCAACCATTTTAAATGAACCAGAATATTTATTAGAGAGAGGTCAACTTGCAATATATAGAGACACAAAAATTAGTAAACCAGATGTGGAACAACCATTCATTCTTGAACAAGATGATAAAGAAGATGATAATGTTATTCAGTTTGAGTTCCAACCAGAAAACAAGGACGATTAGTATGGGTATGATGGACGATGCAATTAAAGAAACTGTAAAAGATAAAGACTTTAAGAAAACAGATATTAAAAAACTTGCCTCTCGTAATAAGCAAGTAGGTGGTAATCACTACAAGGACTGTAAGATACAGCCTATTGATTTTATCATGGAAAACAACTTGACTTTCTGTGAGGGTAATGCTTTAAAATACATTACTAGGCACAGAAGAAAAGGTGATGGTGCAAGAGATATACATAAAGCAATACATTATTTAGAAATGATTTTGGAGATTGAATATGGCGAAAAGTAATTTTTTACCTACAGAGTATCAGTCATTTATACACATGTCACGATACTCAAGATGGAAACCTGAAGAAGGTAGAAGGGAGACGTGGTCTGAGACTGTACAAAGATTGATTAATTTCTTTGCAGATCATGTAGATAGAAATATCGGTGTGAAGTTTGAGAACAGTACGTGGGATAGACTAGAAGATGCTATACTAAATACTTCTGTCATGCCATCCATGAGAGCTTTGATGACTGCTGGTGAAGCACTACGCAGAGAAAACATAGCAGGGTACAACTGTTCGTATGTACCTATAGACAGCCCTCGTTCCTTTGATGAAGTGCTGTACATACTAATGAATGGCACAGGTGTAGGCTTCTCTGTTGAAAGACAGTATGTAGATAAGCTACCTACCATACCAGATAGAGAGTTTGAACATACAGAGATGACATCATCTGTATGTTCAAACTCTCTCTCTGGTATAGTATGTAGATAAGCTCCCTACCCTACCAGA